GATTTAAGCGCAAGCTTTGGGGACGATATCTCGGCGTACGGCGCGGTTGGCTGGAATCGAATGAGACCAGCGCAACCTCAAGCAGACTTCAGCGTTTTTATCGCGGAACTCCGCGAGGTGCCGAAGATGCTTAAGCAAACAGCCGAAGGTTTCCACAGAGTATGGAGATCTATGGGCGGCCACAAGAGGAGTTTCACTCCTAAGTATGTGGCCAATCATTGGCTGAACACCCAGTTTGGGTGGCTCCCTTTCATTTCCGATCTTCGCAAGTTTTATAATACTGCGAAGAATCTCGATCGATCAATGAATCAGATCAAGCGAGATAATGGTAAATGGATTCGAAGGGAGGGCGTCGTACATGCTTCATCCAAGAGTGAGGAGATTTTCTCAGGGCGGGGAACCGCTCACCGACCGATTTTGGTCAGTCCCTTGTATGAAGACTATAACTCCGGTTACCACTCGATAAGACTCAACGTGAGTCAAAAAGTGTGGTGCTCTTTCGCTTTTCGCTATTGGATTCCGAATACGGAGTCTTGGCTTTGGCGAGGAAGAGCAGTAGGGTCGTTGTTTGGGGTAAATTTATCCCCATCCCTACTGTGGGAGTTAACACCTTGGTCGTGGCTTGCAGATTGGGTGTCCAATGCTGGCGATGTTATCGACAACATGGACAACCACCTTGCAGACAACCTAGCCGCGAAGTATGCGTACGTGATGGGCACTACCACAGGTTCCTTTGTGGTAGATTCCATGGCAAATTTCCGTGGAGGTCCGTTACGTAGCTCGTGGACTTACGAGTTTTCCCGTAAGAAACGCGAGGTAGCCAATCCTTTCGGGTTTGGTCTGACGAGTAACGATTTATCTGCTCGTCAATGGTCGATCCTCGCCGCACTCGGTATTTCTAAACTGAGTGTACGGTGAGGAAACTTACAACGGGAGGGTGGTTTATCGCATGACCTTGTGGCATGGGTCGTGTACCACTTTCTCATTAACGCCAATGTAGTAATAGCATTAAGGAGGTCAGCCATGGCCCTCGCGGATCCTCAGAAAGTCACGGTAGATGGTGTTGAGGTTATACTCAACCGGATAAAATCGGATGGGTATCGCTCGGAGTATGCGGCACCTGATGAGATACATAAAATGATTGTATCTCACCAGGAGAGTGCAAAGAAGCGCACTCGACGCATGATTCGCCTCGACGTTAGAACCGTCGCTGCGAACCCATTGAACTCAGTTAATGAGTTCAAGTCTCTAGGCGTTTATCTCGTCATCGATGAGCCAGAGTATGGCTTTGACGATGCCGCGATTCACACCATCGTCCAGGGTTTAACATCCTGGCTTACGCCTGAAAATGTGCTGAAGGTGCTGAGTAATCAGCACTAGAAGCCCCGGGGGGGCTTCACAACAGGAGCTTCCCCTTGGCGTAATTGTCGTCACTTTAGTGTGGGTCTTATGATCCATACCCGTGAGGAGTGGCTGGATGCTCACCTCTATTAGGAGGGCGCATGAAAAGCCACGTAAGTGACCTTGTTAAGCTGGCAGTTTGCGTCTACAACGACGCCGCTGCCAAGTGTAATGCCGATTTGCCAGATAGTCGTGATCTTGAGACATTAAGATCACGTGTCGAAAAAGAGGGATTGTCGTTTTTGACAATAACTCTTCCTAGCCTCTGTCAGGACCTAGATCGGTCTTTAGCATTGGGTAGGATTGAGCCAACATTCTTCAGATCTTTCAAGAAGAATGGGAAGGCCCCTGCATTTTTGCAAGGTTTCTTCGCTCAAATATTCGACGCTGGTACAGGGAGGATTTTTGATGAACCAAGTATTGAAGCAATTGAAGGTTTGCGTCAGATTGCAAGCCTTCTCAAAAAACTTCAGTTGCCTTGTTCAATTGGCAGAGTGCAAAAAGCACTCACTAAGTTCATCACGATTGAGCACGACCTCGAGGAGGCCATGCTTCCGGAAGACATTGACGACTTCCGTCAGGTGTCTAAGTGTCTTTGGGATAGTGTTCTCAGCTCTTATCGAGCTGGGGAACAAATACCAAAGCACGGTCCAGGAGCAACTGCGGAACGCATACTCGGTAATAAAAAGTATGTTGTAAAGCGGTGGCACGATCGTCTCGAACCATACTTTCCCTTGTTGTCATACGCATTCTCTTCTGAGAGTGTATATGGTTCCAAGGAGTTCGAGGATGTAACGATCGTACCGGAGAACTGTGAACAACCCGTAAGGGTTATAACAGTTCCGAAGACTCTGAAAGGGCCCAGGATTATCGCGATAGAGCCTGTTTGTATGCAATATGCACAACAGGCCATCTCCCGTGAACTCGTGAGAGTTCTCGAGACATCGCGGTGGACAGCTGGTCATGTAAATTTCGCAGACCAGTCTGTAAACCGTAGATGCGCGATTAACGCTTCCCAAGATAAGAGGTTCAGTACAATGGATCTCTCGTCGGCTAGTGATCGTATTCCATACGAGCTAGCTATTAGCATGTTTGATGGGCATCCTGATTTACGGGATTCCATATCAGCATGCAGGTCGAAGCGAGCGCTTATGCCAGATGGTCAAATACTTGACTTGAAGAAATTTGCGTCGATGGGTAGTGCTTTGTGTTTCCCGATTGAAGCCATG